TTACCCAACCGTGAGATGGGCAAACGCACCGGGCCCATAGGTGGCCGAAACCTGCGCGACCGCGATGTCATAGGCCCCAGTCAGCCCATCCTCGGATTTCATCGCAGCGGAGTACTGCCAGATCGGCGCGTCAGAGACAGTCTCGCGCAGCAAAGCACCTTGGGCGAATATGCGGATCAGATAAGATTCGCTTTCTTCTCCCAGCGGTACCTCAAGCCCATTCCAGTCGTCTCCATCGATCCGGGTTCGACGTATCCATGTGATGTCATCTCCGGCACCCGACGCGGATACGCGCAAATGCACCGGCGCATAGGGTCTCAGGCCGTTGCCATCGAACGCCTCGACCAAATGCACATAGGCCGGGTCCTCGTAGCCACGCGTTGCAGGGCCGATACGATAGTGTTTCGCCACACGCCGTTCAGTGCGCAACAGCCCGGTCTGATAAACGCGTTCGTCCAGCAGAACAAAGGTCGACCCGTCCGGCCAGACGTCGGGCATCAGTGCATCCGTACCCAGTTGTCCACGCAACCGACCTGACAAGTTATAAACGCCGGTCTCCTGCAGGGCGGCCTCGGAGAACTGAAACAGTTCCCAATTGCCGGGTGTCCCATCGCCAATCGCCGCCAGATTGGCACCGCTCAGCAGGGCCGAGCGCGGGCGCGATTCCAACAATCCGTCGACCAGATTGACCCGCAACGCGGCCCCCTCGTCCCAAAGACCCGCACTCGCACGTCGCAGCGGGGTTTCCGTGAAACCGATCACCGCCTGCCCCGCAATCACCTGATGAAGCGTGTAATCCTCATCCTGCGCGGCCGAATAAACCGCTACGCTACCGGGCCAGGGCTCGGCCGAAATCGCCAGATAGGGCGCATGGGGCGCCTCGGACCCCGTGATCAGCGGCAGGTCCATGAACACCGGCAGGACAGGTACCGGAGCAATAAACGGCTTGGCCGCCGCGACATCATCCAGCACGTCAGACGGCGTATAAACACCCGGTTCGATCCTCACCGCATCGGCCAGTTGCATCTCGGCCTGTTCCAGCCGGTCGATCCGATACAGCGCGCTGTCCCCGGTTCCGGGCAGGCGCACCACATCCCCGGCTCCGATATCCAGCAGCGACGGCGGCAGTGCGAACCGGGCCGTCTCGCGCGAGATGCGGGATTCGCTCAGCCAACGTTCGACCGTTTGCCGCCCCTCGGCACGGGTCATCGACAGCGGCATTTCATTGACCGCAACCGCATGGGTTCTGTCATCCGGCAAGACGGCCTCCTCGGCGACCACATCGTGATCCGCATCGGATTGGACAAACCGCAGGCGCACGCGCCCGGTCATCTCGGCCTCGGCCTCGCGACGATGCTCGACCGGTCCGTCGATATCCGAGTTGATCGCGATCCGTTCGGGGTCCAGATCATGAGCACGACGTCCATCTCGGGTTCTGAACTCCAACACCCCGTCGCGCTCAATCGCATCGAACCCGTAGCGCAGCATCAGCGGCTGCAAAGCCTGCCGGGCGTTCATCACGTCCTCGACCGCATAACCACGCACGACACCATAGAGCGCCGAGACATCGATATCCGTGACCCCAGCTCCGTGGCAGATCTCGGTCACAACCGAGGCCAATGTCCGCGAGCCGGATCGTCCGTTCAACCAGTGCCCTCGCGCATAATTGTCACCATCGCTCCATTGCGACCGCAGGTTGGGGAAGGTCGGAAAGGGCCGTGCATCCCATGCCCAGACAAAAGCGTTTGTGAGATCCACCATCGGACCGTCGTAGATGTCCGATACCGGGTTGATCTGCGGGTCGCTCCAATATCCCAAAACCGCCCTGAGGTATTGAACCATAATAAAGTCGTCTCGTACCCCGTTGGAATAACTTGGCAAATCCGATTCCGACGATTTCGGGTCCAGAAACTTGTTCGGCTGGTTCGTACCCTTGTCGATGGCCGCGCAGCCCAATTCGGTGAACCAGATCGGCTTGGAACCCGGAACCCAATCCGTGGGGCTTTCCTGTCGCACGCCGCCGATCCGTTCGTGATGGCGGTTCGCCCACCAGTTGCGCACATCCTTGTACCGCCAGACCCAGGGCTCACCATGCGCGTCATCCGTGATTGGCGCCCTTATCTGCGCCTCGGCTTCCTCGGGCGAGGCGTAGTACCAGTCATACCCCTCGCCGCCTTCGATATTTCCGCGCAGATAGTCCAGATCGTAGATCGACCCGTTTGAGGCCTCAGCGTCCAGATGCGAGGCCCCGTCCCGCCAATCGGACAATGGCATGTAATTGTCGATGCCGACAAAATCGATATCTTCATCCGCCCAGAGCGGATCGAGATGGAAATACCGGTCTCCGCTGCCGTCCTGAGGCTGATATCCAAAATACTCGGTCCAGTCGGCAGCGTACCCAATCTTGGTTTCAGAACCCAGGATTGCGCGCACGTCCCTCGCCAATGCCCGCAGTTCTGCAACCGCCGCAAAACCCGATGCCCCGCGAATTTGCGTCAGCCCCCGCAATTCTGATCCGATACAGAACGACTCCACGCCTCCCGCCGCCTTGCACAATGCGGCGTAATGCAGAATGAACCGTCGCAATCCCCATTCATTGGGGCCGCGATAGATCACCTTGCTGCCGCTGGTCGAAAAATGCGACGCACGCGCGGTTCCGAAGAACGCCGCGACCTGCGCATCCGCATCGGCGCTCTGATCCGGCGATCCCGGCCGTCCCGGAGCCACATCCAGCGTAATCCGGCCCCGCCACGGCAAATGCGGCTGATCCGACGCATCTGACCACGGATCGGGCAGGCCATTGCCCTCTAGCTGCTCCATCAGAATGAACGGGTAAAACATGACCCGTTTGCCTTGGGCTTTCAGATGTTGGATCGCCTGCACGACTGCCCTATCCGCCGGTGTGCCGCCATAGACCGGGCGCCCGTCCTCCCATTGCACCTGGCCTGCCGCCGCGCGGGACAGGCCCGAAACGCTCCAGGGCATGTTTGCGCCTTCGATATTCTTGCGCTCGACCTTGGGCCGGATCTGGCATTCTCCGCAGCGCAGATCATCACCGAACCACGACACAATCAACGAGGCCGCCTCGCAGCCCGGCAATTCGCGGCTCAGCGCGTGGGTCGAGGTCACAAGATCGGATTTACCCGATGGCGAATTGACATTCGCCGCCCAACTACGTCCCCGGCCCTTAGTGTAATTAACCTGAGACGCCGCCAGCGCGTATTCACCCGTCCCCGGCATCAGCGCCACGCCCTTGATGATGCGCGACAGAGCATCCTCGGCATCCGGCATTCCGTTTTGCTCCTGCCGCACCACCTCGAACGAGAATTGCGGCACGCGATTGCCAAAGGGGGCCAGCGCCAAGTCTTCGATCACCACATAAGCCGTGCCGCGATAGGCGGGCACCGTACCTGCCCCTTCGACCGCCTCGATGAGGGGATCGGGCAGTTGCTCGTGATCGCCACGATAGATCCGCATGTTCAGACTTCTGCGCTCAACCTCTTCGCCATCGGCCCAGACGCGCGTGACATCCGCAACCTCGCCTGCGCCTACGGCAATCGCCAGCGACACCGAATAGCTGTAGCTATGTGTCGTCGTGGTTGTCGTCACCTCGACGGGCTTGGGTTTGCCTTTACCCCCGCCTCCACCACCAGAAGTTTGCGTCGTGGTGGATGTAGATCGGGTTTCCAGAAAGTCCGAGGCCCAGATGACCTGCCCTCCAACCCGCATCCGGCCGTAGACCGTCGCAACGGTCGCACCCTCTCCGGTTTCGGTCAAACGGAAACGATCCAGGCGCCCGGTCTCGACCACCTCGCTGCCGCCACCCATTACGGACTGGCTGGCCATCAGCCGGTTGTCGATCACCCGCCCCAGCGTCGCGCCCACCGCGCGGCCGATCACCGCCGTCGAGAGACCCGCAACCGTGCCCCCGATCGAGCCCCCAATCGCCGCGCCCGCGGCAGACAGAACTATGGTAGCCATCAGAGGTCCTCCAGCGGGAATGCGAAACAGGCGACAACGCGGCGACGCCACGGTTCGCTCAGCGTGTTTTCGACAACGCCATGCCCGGTATAGGCATGGATGAACCGCAACGGGTCCGGCGCACTGACGATGCCGAGATGCTTGGCGACCGCCGCATCCCGCATCCGAAACAGCAATACGTCCCCCTGGGCCATGTCCTCGGGCGATTTCTCGATCAGATGGCGGCGGGCGGCGGCCCACATGCGCTCCTCGCCCTGCGGCTCGGACCAGTCCATGCTGTAGACCGGCACAGCCTCGGGCTCATGCCCCATTACCCCGCGCCAGACCCCGCGCAGCAGGCCCAGGCAATCGGCACCCGCACCGCGCACCGAGGCCTGATGCACGTAGGGCGTGCCCAGCCATGCCCGCGCTTCGTTGACGATATCTTGCTGTGTCTGCATCACCGCCTGCTCCCCCCTTTGTGTTGGCTGCTGCGCTTGGGCACGGCCATGACCCAGTCTTCGTGTGGCAGGTCAGGGAAACCCTGAAAGTTCAGCATGTTGTTGAACTTCAACCGACAAGTGGTCATGCGCTTGTCGCACCCGGCGGTCAGCTGGACCCGGTCCCCCACCGCCAGCCCGCCGCCAATCGACGACCACAGCGTAACGTCGCGCCCATCTCGGACCGGTTCATCCAGCTTGATCGAAGCCCAAAGGCCTTGCGCAGCGCCGTCCAGCACATCAAGCCTGCCGCGTTCAAACCAACCCGCGTCAGAATTCTCATTTCCTCGCAAACGCAGAGCCGTACCGTCCAGCGCAACAATTTCAGCCTCGGCGCGATAGCCCGGCGTCTCCAGCGCAAAGCGGCACATCTTATCGCCCAGAACAGCCGTACAGGGCTTCTGGTAAATCCGCCCCAATGGCCGGTTCAGCAGATCGGTCAGCCCGCGCAATTCCGCATGGAACGCCCCGCCTGCGCGGCGCAACTCACCGATCGAGCCACGAAACTGCAGCATCCGCTGCTCGGGGTCGGCCCAATTGACCAGCCAGGCCCGCACCTCGGCCCCGTCAAAACGCCCCGCTTCGATATCCTCTTCCCGGACCGCGGCATCCGACAGAGCGCCCATCGCCTCGGTATTGTCGATCGACAAGCCTGTCGCCTGTTCGATGGCTGCCGCGGTCAGGCCGGTGCTGGCCTTGAAGGCCAGCCCGTCAAAGTTCAGTTCCATGTCGTGATCGGTAAAGCCAAAGGTCTGCCCATCGCTGCGCGTGATCGCCCAGCAGCGGCAGGTCGTGGTCAGACCGCTCTTTAGATGCGCCTGCAGCGCCTGTTTGTCGCCGCTCATCAGACCCGCACCTCGACCACCGGCACGTTCGGCACATCGCCTGCCTGAAAGCTGGCGACACTGGTCTGGATCTTGTCGGTATCGAACCGAACTGGGACGTCAAACTCGAACCCGGCGGTGATCTCGACCTGTTCGGGCGGAGGTGTGGTGAACATCACCCGCCCGGTCGCCAGATCGACCTCAAAATCGACGCCTTCGCGCTGCGCATCCTGATCCAGCCCCAGCGTCACGGTCCCCAGCACCGGCTTCAGGATCGGTCGCACATAGCTGAACCCGCCCGAGCTGTAGGTCTTGATCAGCTGAAAATCGGTCGTTTCTCCATCGCCCCGCGCAATGACCTGATCACCCTTGTCGACCTCAGCCGTTGCTGCGCCAGACTTGAAATCCGACCAGTCCTTCCAGCGAAAGCCAAACATCTGCCCCTGCCGCGCCTCAAAGAACGAGATCAACGTCTCGACATCGTCTAGCGACCGCATCCCCAGCCCGGCATCATAACGCCTGCGCGAATGCGCCCAGGGCGTGTTGCGTTCTTCGAACCCGTTGGCCAGCGTCACGATATCCGTGCGCCGTTCCGGTCCCCCGACCGAGCCGAAACTCAGGCTGGCGGGAAATCTCACCTCGTGGAAATTCATCACCTGCTCCCCTTACCTGTTGCGATTGCCACGGCCCAAGGCCCGGCTCATCTGCGCCGCGATCTGGCCCTGTGAGCGGCGGAATCCCTGCACATCGGGCGTGGAGATATTCATCACCACATTCACCGCCCGGCCCCCGCCCTGCGTCCGCACGCCCAGCTTGCCGTCAGCGCCACGCGCCAATGGCATAATCGCCTCGGGCCCCGCCTCACCCATCAGCCCCGTTCCACCGCGCATCGGAAACATGGTCGGACTGCTGACAACACCACCATTTGCAAAAGGCATCACCCGCCCTTGGGAAAAACTGCCACCATCCGCAAACGGCAAAATGCCCTGCACCAGACTGCCGACCCCATTGGCCAGCATCCCGCCAAAATGATCCGTCACCGGCTTGATCGCCGCCGAATAGGCCGTGCGGATCATCGAGTTCTTCAGCACATCCAGCGCGCCCGACAGGTTCATCCCGTCCAGCACCACGCCATCAAACGCCTTGCGCAGCCCGCCGGACATACCGCGTTCCAGTGTCGCCACATCCTTGCCGGTCTCTTCAAACGCGGCCTTGATCCGCCGCATCTGACCGTCAAACGCCGAGGCCATGGTGGCGGCGTCGCCCAGTGCATCGCCCAGCGCCTCTCCCCGCTCCTGCAGGTCGTCAAAACCCTCACGATCCGTCATCACGCTCTCCTTGTTCCTTGTCCGGATAGGCCGCCAGCAGCGCATCCAGCCCCGCCCGGTTCATCGCAGGCATCCCCGCGCCCTGCCCCAGCATCAGCCGCAGCTCAGCCGGGGTCAGACGCCAGAACTGATCCGGCGTCAGCCGCAGGCCGAGAAACCCGGCCCGCATCAGCACGGGCCAGTCGAACCCGCTCACCCCGGCACCATGAAGGCGCGCGCCAGCAGCTCTGCCGCCGCCTTGGCCCCCGCCATCGGCCCGCCTTCGATCTCTGCGTGCATCAGGTCATCGCGGGTCACCTGCGCCCCACCGCCGCGCAGCCCGGCGACAAGCAAAGCCAGCACATCGCCGCTGGAGTACGCCCCACCCTCAAACCGCTGCACCAGCTCAACCAGAGACCCGGCCTGCAGTTCTTGTTCCAATTCCGCCAAAGCACCCAATGTCAGCTTGAGCACCCGCTGCTCCCCATCGATGGTCAGCGCCACCTCGCCCGTCCACGGATTGGCCATCAGAGCGCCGTAAAGCTCAGCGCACCAGCGCTTGCCATGCTCATCTCATAGGTCGCCTCACCGTTATGTGAGCCCGCATATTCGATGCTGCTCACCTGAAACGGGCCTTCAACGATGCCAAAATCGGGGATGATCACCTGAAATCCAGGCGTCTCACCATCAAAAAACAACTGACGCGCCCGCTCATCCGTGCCTTCATCCTTGAACACGCCCGAGCCCGAGATCGCAGCCGATTTGACACCGGCCCCCGACAGCAGCTCACGCCATCCACCCTGACTTTCCAGGCTGGTCACATCGACACTTTCCGCATTGAAACTGATCCGCGTAGCGCGCAGGCCCGCGATGGTCTCGAACAGGCCGGTGCCGTTCATATCCACTTTGACCAAAAGGTCTTTTCCGTTCTGGGCAGCCATATGCTCTCTCCGTTGATTGCTTAGTCGTCTTCCACGCGGGCGCGGAATTTCAGATCTATCTGGCGGATCGCACCGCCGGTTCCCGTGCGCCGGGCGCTGGCACGCTCGAACCACAGCCCCACAAGGAGACCCCGGTCCAAACTCAGCGCCGCACCTTCCAGCGCGTCACACACTGCGCCCGCCAGCGTCTTGGCCGCGCCAAAGCCCGCCGCCTCGGACACCACTGAGACCGTGAACCGATGCACTGCGCCAGCGCCCGATCGGTCCGAAGCGTCGCGCACCTCCTCCGGCCCCAGCGTCACATAGGTCTGCGGCAACACCCCCGACGGCACCGCGTCATAGATCGCACCACCCGACAGGGTGCTGACTTGCGCATCGCCCGCCAATTGTTGAAACACCGCCGCCTGCAAAGCGGCTGCAACGCCATAGCTCATGCCGCCACCTCTTCATCTGCAAAACAGGTCAGGTATTGGCCACGCGGGTCGCGTTCAGCCACCGCGCGGATAACAAACCGGCGCGTCCCTTCGCTAAATCGTTGCTCGGGTGCGGGCCGCATCTGGGCCCCCTCGGGCGCGCCCCGCACCACGATCCGATACCCGACACGCGAAACCGAGGCGCCGCCAACCGCGCGTTCCGATCCGCTGCGCGCCGTCACCTCGGCCCAGAGAGAACCCAGTGCAGCCCATGTCTCGGTATACCCCCCCGCGCCATCGTCAGTGCGGACCGGAGCCTCCAACACCAGCTTGCGGTTCAGTCGCGGCGCGCTCATTGCGTCACCCCTGCGCCGAAGCGCACCGTGCGATAGCGCTGGATCAGGCTGGTCACGCCGAACGGCATACACCCGGCGCCCAGCGCCGTCTCATCGCGATATTCATAGTAATGCGCCGCCAACAGCAGCACCGCCTGGCCCAGATCAGCGAGCAGACCGCCCCAATCCCCGGCCATCCCAGCCGTGAAGCTGATCTTCACCGATCCACCGGTTTGCACCTTGGGCAAACACGCGCCCGTCGAACGCAACCGAGGGCGCTGCGCATCGCGCTCCAACCGGTACGTCCCCGCGTCCACCACGATCTCGGCCCCTGCCGCATCCGTCAGTGTCACCGCGCCGATCGCCCCCACCGGAGCCACCGGCAGCACCTCACCGGCAGGATCGCGCCAGCCATTCAGGCTCCACGAGAAGTCGCGCTCGATCAGCACCTTACCCGTACGCGCCTCAATCGCTGCAATAGCCGCGCGCAAAAAGCTCTTCAGCACCTCGTCTTGCACATTGTCTTCGGCAAACCCCGTGCCCAACCGCAGATGCGCCTTGAACTGATCCACCGGCAGCGCCGCATCCGCGATGGCGGTTTCTTCGATCAACATCATCCATTCTCTCCGCAATCTCGGACCCCTCCGGGGCCACTTCAGGAAAATGACGGGCACGCGCCGCCCCACGTTGCTCGGACGGAGGGGAGCAGCTAGACAACGCGGGGGATCTCACCCCGGCCCGCGCCCGCCGCCCGAGGGGCTTACGCCCCCCGGAGTCAGCCCGCTTTAGGCGGTGCCGAATTTCAGCAGTTTGATTGCAGCAAAATCGCTCACGTCGCCGCCCACTCGCTTGGTGGCGTAGAACAGGACATGCGGCTTGGCGCTGAACGGATCGCGCAGCACGCGCAGATCGGGACGCTCGGCAATTGTGTAACCCGACTGGAAATCACCGAAAGCAATCGAGTAGCTGTCGGTCGCCGCATCCGGCATATCCTCGGCAATCAGCACCGGATACCCCATCAGACGCGCGGGCTCACCCGCCGCCAGACCGTCGGACCACAGGAAGCGGCCATCGCTGTCCTTCAGCTTGCGGATCAGACCGGCAGTTTTCGAGTTCATCACGAAGGTACCGTTCACGCGGTACTGCGCGCCCAGCGCATAAACCACATCCACAATCGCATCCGCATCGACACCGCCGTCGATCCCGGTCGCGATGTAGCCCAGGCTATCCCAGCCCCAGCGGTCATCCGAGGTTGTCACGTGGTTCAGAATACCCTTGGGCTTGTCCACGCCATCACCGTTGATAAACGCCGCCGCCTCGGCGCGTGCGAACTTGTCGGCGATCCGACCGGCCAGCCAGCCTTCGACATCAAACGCGCTGTCATCCAGCAGACGCTGCGAAGCTTTGGGCAGGGCGCTCAGTTCGTGCAGCGGGATCGAGATTCGATCAATCGACGGGGTCGTCGTCTCAGCGGTGGCCGAAGACTCATCCGCCCAGCCCGCGCCCACATCGGTATGGTCAATCAGCACGTCAAACGAGTTCGCCTCGACATTCACCACCGACGCGATCGAGCGGATCGACGCGGTCGAATTCAGCACCGATTTGATCATCTCAGCGGTCTGCGGATCAACCAGATAGCCGCCATCGCTGTTGACGGCACTCGACAGCGATTTTACCTCCATCTCAAGCCCGCGCAGCCCGTCATCCTCGCCCGACCGCACATAGGCATCAAACGCCTTCTGATGCGGTGCGCCGTCTTCGTTGGATGCCGCAAGATGCGGGCGTGCCGCGATGGTTGATTTACGATCCAGCATGGTCAGTCGCTCTTCTGTCTGTTGCAGTTTGGTTTTAACTTCGCCCTTGAGGCCCTTGAATTCATTCACGAAGCCAGCCATCGCCTGCTTCACCTCCTGAACCAGGGGCGCACCCTCTCCGGTCAAGGCCGGGGTCTCGGTCTTGCTCATCAGCATGTCCTGTTCTGAGTGGGTATTGAGGCGCGCTACGTTCGCGCCAGCTCCTGCCGGGCGTGATCAAACACCTCGGCAATACTGCGCCAGGTGTTCTCGGCCTCAGGGTCCGCCCCCTTCGCCGCCACCCGCGCACTGGGCTGCATCGGGAAGGTCACCAAGGACACCTCCCACAGCTCCAGTTCGGTCAGGACCCGCTGGCCCTTGTCATTCTTCACGGCCCGCTTGGTGCGGTAGCCAATCGACAACCCATCCATCGCGCCCGCCCGGATCAATTCCGCCGCCTCACGGCCCTTCTGTGTGCTCTCCAGCAGGCGCCCCTTGACCCACAGGCCCCGGTCGTCCTCGCGCACCTCATCCCACACGCCGATAGGCTGCGCCGGATCGTGCTGCCACAGCATCTTGACTCGCTGACCCGCCTTGGCGAGCCCCTCAAGTGAGCCCCGATAGGCCCCACGCTGCACCACATCACTGCCCTGATCGACCTGATCAAACAGGCTAGCGTACCCCTCGATCACCGCGTCCTCGGTCACGGACAAACCGTCTCCGAACCGCGCGAACTTATGCTCTAAATCCATGAACTTCTCCATGTAACCAACTGAACTCATGGCGTTACTACCAATAACGACTGAAACGCCTGCGCCAAAATCACCGCCGCCACGCCGTAAACCGTCAGCCACAACCGCTTCTCCAGCCGCTCCATCATCTCTTCGATCTGATCCAACCTACGGCACAGATGCGCGTGTTGGATCTCGGCCACCCGCTCATGCGCGGCCAGCCTCAGCCCCGGCGCACACTCGAACGAGGGATAGTCACCCATCGCCACGCTCCGGCAGCCCCAGCAACGCGCGCTTCTCGGCATCCGTCAGGAACTCGGCCCCGCTCACACGCGCCCATTGCGCGTCGCGCTCTGCCGACAGCGCCGGCACCTGATCCAGATCGGGCTTCAGCACCAAATCCTCACCCGAGAACCCAGCCAGCCACTCCGACACCGCCGCCGCCACCCGCGTCACCAGAGGCAGCACGGTCAGGCGATAAAACGCCCTGTTGGCCTCCTGATAGTTCGAATAGGTCGCGTCGCCTTGTATCCCCAGCAGCATCGGCGGGACCCCAAAGGCCAGCGCGATCTCGCGGGCGGCGGCTTCCTTGGTCTTTTGAAACTCCATATCGGACGGCGAAAAGCCCATCGGCTTCCAATCCAATCCCCCTTCCAAAACCATCGGGCGGCCTGCATTGCGCGCCCCGCGATAGTTCTGCTCGATCTCGTCCGACAGGCGCCGGAACTGATCCTCGGCCATCACCCCATGGCCATCGCCCTTCCACACCAGCGCCCCCGAAGGCCGCGCCGCATTGTCCAGCAGAGATTTCGACCAGCGAGACGCGCTGTTATGTACATCAATCGCCATCGCCGCCGCCTGCATGGGCGAGAACCCATAGTGATCATCCTGCGGGTGGAACGATTTGATATGGCAGATATTCTCCGCCGCGAACCGGTGCTTCTTACCACCCACCGCGTAATCATATGCCTTGGGCCACCCATCCACCCCGGGCACCACGCTCATCCGGTCCGAGCGCAACACATGCAGCTCAACCGGCAGCCCCTCATCGGCCTGAACAGCCTCGACATAGGCATTGCCCGACAGCAGCAACTGCCCGAACAGGGCCTCCATCAACTCCGCCCGCCCCTGCGCCGCATTCGGACGACGCATCAGCGACAGGATCGGATGAGTATCAAACCGCTGCGCCTGATCCTGCAACACCAAGGGTAGAGCCGCCGCCGCCTCGGCAATCAGCTTGACCGAGCGAAACCCCACCGGGTTCCCAGAAAACCCCGTCCGCGTCAGCGACACCGCGTCCCGAGGGCTCCACGCCACGCGCCCGCCCGTCTGCCACGCCACCACAGGCCCCGCCGCGCTCGCCTTCGCCTCGGGCGCTGCCTCAGCCGATCCACGACGCAAGAAATCGAATACCATCTGTGCTCCTTTCTGCCGCCGCTCTGCCCGGCTTGTTGAAAGGAGTTATGACGGAAAGAAGTTTAAGCCTCGGGAATGGGGCGTACGGAGGGTGGGCAACAGTAACCTCTTTTGTTCGACCCAGATCAATCGCGACTTCAGACGGGTAATTAGTGCCCAATGCCGATAAGAATGACTAATTGCCAAAGCTGGCTAACGATAAACACCGAAAATTTTACATCCCAACAATCCGGCCGCCTCGTAGGCTGTTTTAAATCGAGCCACTTCGTTTGCCAAACCTGTTTGGGTCGCCTCAACACAAGCTTTCATTGCACTGTTTTTTGCTTCTATTTGTGAGGAATAATTGACGCCAAATCCTGTGTAGCCTGCTGGGTTGTTTGCAATCGCTAGGTAGTTGCCAGGCGCTGTATCTCGTTTTGCCTTGGTCAATGCACTTTTGTGCGTGTTGGGTATTGTATATGCCGTAGGTTTTTTTTGAGGAACAAACGTAGCGTAGAGGATACAGGTCTGTCGAGACACGATATCACAGTCAATCTTCGCCATTCGTTTTGCATCAAGCTCCGAATAGCGACCTGTAACTACTGCCCAAGAGCCACCATCTGGTCGAATGTAAAACGCTCCAAACGCTCCGTCTCCTTGACTCACGGCCTTTTCGAACGCATTTCTCACACGCGTGGTCAGCGGTTGGTCCGAGTGCTGCCGAACCTCGTAGGGGCCAAAAGTGGTCAGAGATTGTTTTGACGGTATAAAATTCCCGTCGGGTGTGGTTTCGACACATCCCGCCTGCGCTACAAGTCCAACAAATAAAATAACACTTTTAATTTTAGACAC